TAATGGCACGTGTTCGCGGTTTACTTGCGGATCACTTAGCGCCGGGCGGTCAAGTAGGATAATGTCAGCAATCTCTACCCTACGAGGAACAATCGCTACCGCGCTAACTGATGATACGGCGTGGCAGGTGTTTTCCTTCCCACCTGCCACACCGCTTGCTAACAGCATTGTGGTGCAACCTGGTGATCCTTATATTGAGCCAAGTAATGACCATTACAAAGCAATCAAGCCTAAGGTTAACTTTAAGCTCATAGTGCTAACCCCTATGTTTGATAACCAAGGCAACTTAATTAACATTGAAGATTATTACCTGAATATAGTAAACAAGCTGGAAGCATCATCAATTGCATATTCAATTGGAACTTTCAGCGCACCGGCGGTCTTAACCGGAACAGCAGGCGATCTGCTATCCGGGGAAGTATCAATCAGCGTTCTATCCGATTGGAGCTAAAACATGGCTGATGTAGACAAAGAACGCGAGGCTTTCCTTGCCAAAATTGGCCAGGTTGAGCTAAGCGAAAAGGCACCAAAACCAACAACTAAGAAAGATGAGGAATAGCAATGGCTGTTTTTCTTAATAACAAAGTTGGTCTTAAGATTAACGCTGTTGATCTGAGCGACCACGTAACAAGCGTTACACTTAATCAGGCAGCAGATGAGCTTGAAGTTACCGCTATGGGCGATACAGCTCACAAGTTTGTAAAAGGCTTGGAATCTGGAACGCTAACTGTTTCATTCTTGAATGACACAGCAGCAGCAAACGTAATGGCAACTCTTCGCGCAGCATTTGGCACAACTGTTGCCGTAAAAATGCTTCAGGAGAAACTAACTGCTGTCGGTGCAACCAATCCGCTTTACACCTTTGATATTTTGGTCAATAACCTGACCCCAATCAATGGTGGCGTTGGCGATATTGGAACACAGGACATCACCTTTACGCTAAACTCTGTTGTAACGATAGCCGACACCGGCACGTTCTAATTTAACAAAGGGGCAAAAATGGCAAGTCTTAAAGTTGTAAGGGCAGATGGCACGGAAAGTATCCACGAGATAACACCTGCTGTTGAATATGCTTTTGAGCAATATGCTAAGAAAGGCTTTTACAAAGCTTTCAGAGAAGATCAAAAGCAGAGCGATATTTATTGGCTTGCTTGGGAATGTCTGCGTAGAGCAGATGCTCCAGAGGTTTATCCATTTGGGGATAAGTTTCTAAGCACTTTAAAGGCTGTTGAAGTTCTTGGTGATGATTCCCCAAATGGCTAACGCGTGATTCCTATACGTACAGAGTAGCCCAGCTAGCTGTACATACAGGGATTGCGCCTAGTGAGTTTATCAACATGGATCGTGGGATGTTAAACGCTATCCAAGAGGTTTTGAAGAAACAAGCGGAAGACAGGAAAAATGCCAGTAGAGGTCGCAGGGGTCGTAGAGGCTAGAAAGATACTGCGTAAATTAGCCCCACAAACTTTAAAGGCATACGATAAAGAAATTGCTGCGCCCTTAAAAGAAATAACCACAGCAGCTCGCAGTAATGTTCCTGGCACAATAGGCAATCTCAGAAACTTTGATTATCCAGGATATGAACGTAAAAGTCGCACAGGTCGCGAACGGGCATTTCCTAGTTTTGAGCCTAACGTGGTCAGACGTGGATTGACTTATTCTTTAGCAAAAGGCAAAGCTAATAGATCAGGTTGGGCATCTCTTGTATCTTTGTTGAACAAGTCGGCAGCAGGTGCAATTATTGAAACTGCTGGAAGGCAAAACCGATATGGAAGCCCAGATGCTAAATCTAATAATCCTAATGCAGGCAGAAACTTTATTGATAACATCAATACTGAAATAGGCGAGTTAAAGCAAACTGGGCGCACAGCGAAAACACAAGGGCGTTTATTAGGAGCAAGTTTAGTAGAAAACCAAGGCAAAGCTCAGGCAACGATTTTGAAAGTTTTGGATCAAGTAGCTGCTTCAGCTAATGCAGAAATAGCGAGGTTGTAAAAATGGCTATTCGTTTTCCGATAGTAACAACTTTTGATGATAAAGCAGTTGGTAAAGCCGACAAAGCATTTAGCGCATTAGGCAAGAAGTTTGCTGCCATTTTCTCAGTTGGGGCAGTTATCAAGTTTGGCAAAGATTCAGTTAAAGCATTTCAAGATGCAGAAAAAGAAGCAAACCTTCTTAGAACACAATTAGAATCCATTAATCTTGGTTTTGCTTCTCCATTTGTTAATCAATATATTGATAACCTTGCCTTGCTTAGCGGTGTGTCAGGTGGTGTGTTAACAGATGCTTTTAATTCTTTATCACAGGCAACTCAAGATGTAACTACTGCTCAAAAATTATTGAACACAGCATTAGATATATCAGCAGGCACATCTAAGGATTTAAAAACTGTAACAAGTGCTTTGCAACGTGCCTATCTTGGAGAAACAACAGCGCTTGCTAAATTAAGAATTGGCTATACAACAGCAGACCTAAAAGCACGTGATTTTGATGAAGTGCTTGCAGAGTTGCAAAATAAGTTTCAAGGATCGTCAGCCAAAGCCGCCGATACTTTAGCCGGCAAAATGGCTAGGCTCACAGAATCGGTTGAGCAAGCCAAAGAAGCTTTTGGTGAAGGTTTAGTAAAAGGTCTGCAAGACAGCCAAGTTGAAATTGAGCAATTGCAAGAAGATGTAATTGGATTAGGCGATGCGCTCGGATATGCAGCAGGCCAAGCAACAGGATTCTTTGCAAAAGCATTTCAAGACATAGTAAAAGACTTTGAAGAAAGCGATGGCGCATTTCAACAGTTTGTTCGTAGTTTGGTCAAATCAACTGCTGAAGTTACACGTTTGGAAGAAGAAAGAGGTCGCGCTGGCTTACGCGCTCGCAATCGTATTCTTAAAGCTGAGCAAAGCATAACAAAGACTAAAAAAGAACAAGACAAGTTAGCAGACAAAGAAAAGAAAAACGCGCTTGCCATAGCCAAGGCTAAAGCTGTATTTGACATAGAGAAGATACAGATTGAAGCAGCGTTACAAGGCAAGATTACTGAAGAAGAACGCACACGCTTGTTGCTTATGAAGGCTATCTTGGCTGAGGATGGCGCAACTGCCACAGCCCTTGCAGAAAAGTTAAAAGAGATACAAAAGCAAACAACTGATCTCGCTACATCATTAACTAATTTAAAGGCTGGCAATCCATTTTCTGAATGGGATGGGTACTTTGAGGCCGCAAAAAAGAACATCAAAGATTTATACGACACACTAGCCAAGCAACAAATGGCTCTAAATGAATTGATGACGGGTATTGCTACAGGCAGAGCTACAGCTAATGCCAATGTATTAGCAGCCAAAACCGATAAGGCAACAACATATTTAGAGGCAGCACAGGCATCAAGCACTTTTGCTGGTTTATCTTCAGCAGATGCATTAGCAGCAGTAGCGCAAGCAGCGGCAGCAGTTGCAGCAGCAACAACACCTGAAGAAACAGCAGCAGCCCAAGAAGCGGTTGAAGCAGCTAATGCTTACGTAGATGCCACAACCCTACTAACGGAAAGCCTTGCAGCAGCAGATTTAGCAGCAGCATTAGCAAGCCTTGAATTGGCCAATGAGTATCTAAATCAATCTATTGAAGCTGCAACAAGCCAAGGCATAATTCCTGAAACAACCATTAACGTAACTGTTGAAGGCAACGTAACATCTGCTGAGGATTTGGCTGAGGTCATAACAGACATTCAATACAACTATCAAAAAACAGGCAAGGGCTTACTGCTCAGCAGTAGGGCAATTTAATGCCAGCACCAACGCTGCGTGTCTTTGTTGATTTTGATAGCGATACCGCTTTTGAGATTAACCCTTTAATCTTAGGTAGCGCAACTGAAGGCATACTAGGCACAAATACCCTTGGCTCAGGCACGCTGCCAATTGAGATTACAGACCTAGTTACTAGAGTTTCTATCAGGCGTGGGCGCAATCGTTTAACATCCCAGTTTGAGGCTGGCACAGCCAATGTAACGCTCTATGATCAAACAGGTGATTGGAATCCTACTAACCCTGCCAGTATCTACTATCCAAATCTTGTGCCGTTAAGGCAGATAATTATCTATGCTACCTACAACACCCAAGATTATTTTCTATTTTCAGGATTTATTAACACTTACGACACAGGATTTAGACAAGGCAACGATGAACTAAGCACAGTTACCCTGCGCTGCGTAGATGGCTTTAAGTTGCTGGCAGGCTCAGGCATAACAACTGTTACAGGCTCAGGCGTACAAACTTCAGGTGCTAGGGTAAATGCCATCCTAGATGAGATTGAATGGCCTTTAAGTTTGCGTAACGTGGACACAGGAGATTCAACCCTTCAAGCCGACCCAGGCACAGACAGGGATGCCCTTCAGGCGCTGTTTAACGTGGAACAGAGCGAGTTTGGCGGCATCTTCCTAGATGCCAATGGCAGGGTTGATTTCGTAAGCCGTAATGCCCTTATAGCCACGCCAGCGTTCCCGGTATATGAGTTCAGCGATCAAGGCACAGACATTTCATATACCAATGCCATAGTGGCTTTTGATGATACAAACCTGATAAATGACGTAACTATTACACGCTTAGGTGGCACAGCTCAGAATGCCTTTGACCAAGATTCCATTGATAAGTATTTCTTGCATTCAGGTCAACGCTCAGGCATATTGGTGCAGACCAATGCTGAAGCT